TACTACTACAAACATTACTACTACTTATGCAGGTGAATCAGCAGGAAAATACATTTCAGCAGCTTTACTTACAGGTAACACAATTGCAAATGGAGGACTTACTGTTCGTCCAAATGTAAAATTCAAGGAAGTTGTAAAGAGATTGGAATTAGATGGAATCGTAAAAGATGGTTCTTGTGATTTCGCTGATACTTCAACTTTAACATTAACTGAAAGAATAATTCAACCAAAGGAACTACAAGTAAATTTGGAGTTGTGTAAAAAAGATTTCAGGTCGGATTGGGAAGCTGTTCAAATGGGTTATTCTGCTTTTGACAATTTACCTTCATCTTTCCAAGATTATTTAATTGGATATGTTGCTGCTAAAGTAGCTCAAAAGAATGAGACTACAATTTGGAGAGGTGCTGATGCTACCGATGGTGAATACGATGGATTTACTGCTTTATTAGCTGCTGATGGTGCTGCTGTTGCTGCTCAAACAATTACAGGAACAACTGTAACTGCTGCAAACGTAGTTGCTGAATTAGGAAAGATTGTAGATGCAATTCCTTCTGCTTTATATGGAAGAGAAGATTTACATATTTATGTGGCTCAGAATATCTTTCGTGCTTACAAGAGAAGTCTTGGGGGATTTGCTGCAGGTGGATTAGGTGCTGCAGGTGTAGGTTCAATGGGTAACAATCAAGATGTAAATATTTTATATTTTGATGGTGTAAAGATATTTATGGCAAATGGATTGGCAGATAACGTTGCTGTATCTACAACTAAAGATAACTTATGGTTTGCTACAGGATTATTGTCTGACCAAAATGAGGTAAAATTACTTGACATGAGTGATTTAGATGGTTCGCAAAATGTAAGGATAGTCATGAGATATACCGCTGCGGTGCAGTATGGAGTAATTGAGGATATTGTCACGTACGGAATTTAATAACAAATAAATAAATACAAAAAAGGGTAGATGGTAAGTCTATCTACCCTTTTTTATTAATTAATAATAAAAATATAATAATATGGCTTGTGATATTAGTGGATTAGGGAGAAAAGAGCCCTGTAAAGACAGCGTTGGTGGTATCAATGCCGTTTACTTTATAAATTATGGAACATTAGGACTCATCGAGTTTGATAGTTCAGATACAGATGTAATTGACAGTATTGGTTCGAGTGTCGATGCTTTTAAGTATGAGGTTAGAGGAAACTCTACCTATACAGAAAACATTCAATCAAGTAGAGAGAATGGAACTACTGCTTTCGAGCAAGTGTTAGAATTGACACTTAAAAAATTAACAAAGGAAGACCACAAGACAATTAAATTGTTAGCTTTTGGTAGACCAAATATTTTAATCGAAGATAATAACGGAAACGTATTTTTATCAGGATTAGAGCATGGAGCTGATGTTACAGGTGGTACAATCGTTACAGGTGGTGCTATGGCTGATATGTCAGGTTATACTTTAAGTTTTACAGGTATGGAAAAAGTACCTGCTAACTTTATAAACAGACCTTCAGGTGCTGCAGGATTTACTAATACTTTAGCAGTAGACCTTGTAAATGCAGGTGTAGATGTTAAGACTAGTTAATTCTTAATACTTTTAATTGATTGACCCTACTCTAGCGAGTGGGGTTTTTCATTAAATAAAACAAAATATTATAATTTAGTTATCATATTATGATTATACTAATACCAAATACATCTCAGCAAACCATAAGCATTTTACCTAGAGTAAACCGTATTGATGGGATTATTATTATGAATCTTAGAAGAGATGGTGATGGTGTATCTGAATCTATTACAAATGCTATTGTAAGTAATTCAGGGGAATTTATTAGTATGAACTTTTCTTCTACTATTCTTCAAGAAGACTCTACCTATTATTTAGAAATAACAAGAAATGGTATTTTATGGTATAGGGATAAGGTTTACAGCACACAACAACAAATAAACAAAGAATTAGTTCGTAGAGCTATAGCTACTGATGCAGAAATAGAGCTTAGTACCTGCTTTGATGGAGACCTTGATGAAAAGCACGTTATAGGAAACAATACAATATACAAGTCTTACAATAAGACAGATGATAATACATACATAATATAATGAAAAAAACCGCCATTAAAAAGGAGTATAAAGATAGTATTAGAGTTGTCAATATGTCCTCTTACAATTCACCTGAGATAAAAGAAGTTCACAATAAAGAGTGGGTAACTTTTGGTGATAATAATGATTACTTTGACACATTAATAGAAAGATATCTTGACAGTCCTACTAATGGTAGATGTGTTAATGGTATTGTTGATATGATATACGGTAGAGGATTGGAGTCTACTAATTCTGAGGTATTTCCTGAGCATTACATTCGTATGAAAAAGCTTCTTAGACCAAGAGAGATTAAGAGACTTGTAAATGACTATAAATTATTAGGACAAGGTGCTTTACAACTAACATACAACAAAAACAAAACAAAAATACTAAAAGTATCTCACTTTCCAATGGAGACCCTTAGAGCTGAAAAGGCTCAGAGTGGAAAAATAAAAGCATATTATTATCACCCAAGTTGGAAAGACTTAAAGCAATCTGACAAGCCTAAGAGATTAGCTTCATTTGGAAATGGTAGTAAGTCAGAAGTTAATGAGATTTACGTCTTTAAACCATATAGAAGTGGATTTTATTATTATGCTACCGTTGATTATCAGGCTTCTTTACAATATTCTGAGCTTGAGTCAGAGGTATCGAACTATCACATATCCAATATACAGAATGGTTTACAGCCTAGTTTATTTGTCAACTTTAACAATGGAGTACCTAATGAAGAGACTCAGACAACAATAGAAAACAAAATTAACGATAAGTTTTCAGGTAGTTCAAATAGCGGTAAGGCTATTATAGCATTTAACGAAAGTGCTGAGACTAAAGCTGACATAGAGGCTATACACTTACCTGATGCTCATGCACAGTATCAATTTTTGTCCGATGAAGCACGAGAAAAAATAATGTTAGGACATGGTATTGTGTCACCAATTCTACTAGGTATTAAAGATAATACGGGATTTGGTAACAATGCAGAGGAATTAAGAACAGCATCTGTTTTAATGGACAATGTTATTATAAGACCCTTGCAGGATGGAATAATTTACGGCTTAACAGAAATACTTGAGTTTAATAAGATATTCCAAGATTTATACTTTGTTACACTACAGCCTATCGAATTTACAGAGATGGATAATATATCTACCAAAGTAAGAAAAGAAGAGGAAACAGGAGAGAAGCTTTCAGCTGAAAAAGATGCAGAAGACTTTTCTGATAATGATGGTGATGACTTATACAATCAATTAGAGGAGCTAGGAGAGGTTTTAAGCGATGAATGGGAGCTAATCCATAGTGAAGTATATGAAGAGGGAAAAGAAGCTCTTAAAATGGCTGAAATAGCTTATTCTGATAAAGCTTCATCTCAAGACAATAATGTTTACAAAGTAAGATACTCTTATTCCCCACAAAGAAAATCAGCTGACAGTAGAGTGTTCTGTAAGAAAATGGAAGCTTTAACAAGTAAGAAGGTAGTATTTAGAAAAGAGGATATTAACATGATGTCTTTTAGAGGTGTCAATAAAGAGTTAGGACACAATAAAGCTAATTATTCTCTATTAAAATTTAAAGGAGGTAAAAATTGTCACCATTATTGGGAATTACAGGTCTATAAGAAATCAAGTGGTAAGAAGGTAAATGAAGATACAGCTTATGGAAATGGTCTTAAAAAGCCTAATAATCCAAAAGAGATTTCTGAGCGAATGATAGACAGACCTGACAAAGGAGCTTATCCAAGTGTTTTAAGTAGAATCAAGAAAATAATAGGACAATAATGAAAGCATTATTCATCACAGTACAAGATTTAAAAGCAAGGTCAATCATAAGTGGAAACACAGATGCTGACAAATTAATTCACTACATTGAGGTAGCTCAAGATATACATATCCAAAACTACTTAGGTGGACGTCTTTATGATAAATTACAAGCCTTAATTATCTCAGGAGACATAGACCTTGCTGCTAATAGCGATTATAAGCTTCTTAGAGACACTTATATTAAGCCAATGCTAACTTGGTTTACTCAGGCAGAGTACTTGCCTTTTAGTATGTTTAAAATAGATAATGGAGGTGTAGCAAAGCACAGAGGAGAAGAGTCTGATACTGTTGACTTTAGTGACATTGACAGAATGATGTCTAAAATTAACGACAGAGCAGAATTTTACACAAGAAGATACTTAGATTACATATCCAACAACAGTAATCTATACCCTGAATATAATAATAACCAAAATGGAGATATGTACCCTGACAAGGATACAGATAACTTTTCAAGTTGGGTTTTATAATGGAGGGTAGTAAAAAAAAGACATATAAAACAAAAGTAGTTAACATAGTAAGGTTAGCTGCATTTTATGAGAAAGTAAAAGAAGATAAATTAAACAACCTTAGTATAAATAAAAATAATAAAAATGAGTTGTCAAATTAGAACAAATAGAATAGAGCCTTGTAAGAACAATGTTGGTGGTATAGATTACATCTACTTTGTTAACTACGGTGATATAACAAGTATTGGATACAACTCTAAAGGTTCTATAGTTACAAGTGTTCAAGGTAGTCCTGCAGCTTTTAAATATGACGTAAGACCAAGTTCTTCTTATTCAGAAAAGATCAAATCTAACAGAAATAACGGAACTACTTTTTACGAGCAGACCTTAAAAATGACCTTAAGTAAGTTAAGTGAAGAAGACTTTATAAATGTAGGTAAATTAGCAACAGGAAGACCTAGTATAATTATACAAGACAACAATGGAAACTTGTTTTTATCAGGTGCTGAATTTGGTTCTGATATGACTGATAGTGATGTTGTCACAGGAGAAAGTATGTTAGATTTAAGTGGTTACTTACTTAACTTTACGGCTTTGGAAAAAACATCAGCAAAGTTACTTTACAAATCAAGTGAACGTCAATCAGGTGTAGATGCTTTAACTAATATAGGATTTAACATTGCTTTCAATGAAGCAGGTTGGGATTATTATTATAGAGTTATTGGAGATGGTGGAAACGTAGAATCTTTAATTTGCGTTAAATAATAAATAGTAAGATAATAAATTAATAAAAAATATGGCAACAATTCCAAGTATATCAATGATACCTTCAGGGTATAAGGCAAATAAAATTTATAGTGTGCTACCCACAGATGGTGGTTCTGATTTAAATTTTACAAGGTCAGGAACAGCAACAAGAACGAACTCACAAGGTTTGATTGAAACAGTATTAAACGGTGTACCTCGTTTAGATTATACTAGTGGTAGCTGTCCATCTTTCTTATTAGAACCAAGTGTAACAAACATAATTACCTATAGTCAAGATTTCAGCAATTGGATAATAGGCACTTCTATCCTCAATGCAAATAACTTAATATCCCCTGATGGAACATTAAACGCAAGCACGATAACTAAAACAGATAACTTTGGGGGTATTGCAAAATTTAACTCAAGTGCTGTGAGTGGTCAAATTTATACTTATAGCGTTTTCGTTAAAATAAAAACAAGTAACTATGTTGGTTTAAGAGTTGCAGGAGCGACTAACGATGTTAGGAAAAATTTTAATTTATTAACAGGAGTTGTTACTAATGCAGGTTCAGGAAATCAATCGGGATTTATTTCAAGCAATGTAGAAAATTTAACTAATGGTTGGGTTCGGGTTTCAATTAGTTTGACAAGCGATGACACGACCTTAGATACTAATATTTATGCAGGAATAATTGGAACTTCAGCTAATAATGGTGAATTAGGCATATTCGGAGCACAACTAGAGAAAACTCCTTTTGCAACGTCTTTAATTCCTACACTATTGGGTAATGTAGAGACTAGAGGAGTAGAAACCGTAAATAAACCCTCATTATCACCTTACATAAACAGTAGTGAAGGTGTTCTTTTTGTCGAATTAGAAACTATTGGAAAAGATATAACTAGATACATAAGTTTATCTGATGGCTCAAGTAGTTCTGCTTCTGATGATACAGTTGTACTTCAACTTAGAGATAATGGTTCAATCAGACTTTATGCAGATGGATTATCAAACATTGTTGTAATTACACCTCCTTTTGCTGACAAAGAGAATCTAAAAATAGCAGTAAGATTCAAAGCAAATGATTGGAAATTGTATGTCAATGGAATAGGGTATACTAGCGCATTTACACCAAGTGCGATTACGGGTCTTAGCGAGTTTGATTTAGGACTATGGTACACTTCAGGTTTTAATACTGTAGGAGAAGTCAAAGGAGTAAAAATTTATAAATCAGGATTAATTAATGCAGAGCTAGAAACATTAAGTTCTTACACTTCATTTAGCGAAATGGCAACATCATTAAATTATACAATATAATATGGCAAATACATTTAATTTCGGAAACGGAAAATGGGCAACTAAAAAAGATAGAATCTTAGGATTTAATAATCAAAATGCAAACTTTAAACCTTTGGCATTTTCAAATACAAGAGCAAGTATTGCTACAGTAGTAAATAAAACAGGTTTAGTAGAAACAGTTGTGAATGGTATGCCAAGAGTAGATTATTTATCAAACACACAAGGTGCTTATTTAGTAGAACCACAGTCTACAAATCTAATACTTCAATCACAAGTTTTTAGCGGTTATTCAGGAAATAATGAGGTGGTTGCTGACGATGTAACAACTTCTCCTGATGGAACTTTAAACGGTGGCTCTGTAACAGATAATAATGATGGAAGTACAGGGACTTCACAAGTATTTGAAAGTGTTACGGTGGATATTTCTTCAACTTATACTTTTTCATTTTTTGCAAAGAAGAAGGGGAATGATTTTATATCTATTAGAACAGGTGCTTTTACTACTCCGAACGATGTTAATTCTTATTTTGATTTGAATTTAGGAACGGTAGTTAGTCAAGGTACAGGTATTACTGCAAGTATAGAAGATTACGGTAATGGTTGGTATCGTTGTATAAATACTTTTACAACTGATCCAACTGATACAGAGGGTAATTTAACTATGAGATTAAGTGATAATGGAACAGATACAAATATTACAAGAGATGGAACAAATAGTATCTATACTTGGGGTTGGCAGTTTGAAAAATTAGCTTATGCTACATCTTATATCTCTACCTCAGGAAGCGCACAAACAAGGTTAGCAGAAACCGCAAATCAAACATTTCAAAGTGGTATTATCAATAGTGATGAAGGAGTTTTATATGTAGAAATGGCTGCTCTAGCGAATGATTATTCTTTAAATGGTGCAGATTATTCTTCACAAATAAATTTAAGCGATGGGAATTTAAATAACGGTGTTAATTTAAGATTTAGAGGCACTTTATTACAGGCTCTTTACTTCGATGGTTCTTCATATTCAGCAGCTATAACTTACAATAACATAAATACTGAGTTTATTAAAGTAGCTTTTCAATACAAATTAAACGAATTTAAACTGTTTGTTAACGGAGTTCAGGTAGGTGTAACAGATACAAGTGGTTCTATAGGTGCTTTTACCTTAAACAGGTTGACTTTTGACAACACAGGGGGTTTAAATCCTTTCTTCGGAAAAATAAAAGACATGAAAATTTATACCACAATATTAACAGATTCACAATTAGCAACACTTACAAAATAATAAGATTATGAAATTAAATATCGCAAAGTATCAATTCAATAGTAAAGAGCAATTTTTAGACAAATATGACTCATTGCACACAACAAGTGAACAAGGAGAGGTATTACCTAACTTTGAATTTAGTGTTGTACAATTAGGTCACATTGCTTTAGAGGAAGCAGTATTAGACGAAGAAGGAGAGGTAGTTACAGAAGCAGTTTTATCTGAAATGTGGCACGTAGATGCAATTTTTACTGACCAAGAAGACCACCCATATGGATGGAAAACATACAGCGTAAACTTAGATACTGAAGGAATGCATGGATTTGCAGGATTAAATTACTTAGAGCATAAATTCTAATGAAATTAATTGACTTGAAGATATACGGTTTAAATAGCCTTGCAATGGCTATCAACTTTTCTGCTATAGAAATAGGAATGAAGATAACCTTGACGGCAATTGTTATCGGATATACTTGTCAAAAATGGTATTTAATGAATAAGAAGAAGAATGAGTAAATACTTTAAAGGTGTTGAAGAGAATATGAATGTAGATTTCCTTGCCAAGCTAGATGAGGCAAGGGAATATGCAGGAATACCATTTATTATAAACTCTGCCTATAGGAGTCCAAAGCATCCTGAGTCTATTAGAAATCCAACCTCAAGCCATATTAAGGGTTTAGCGGTAGATATATCTGCAAAGGATAGTAGAACACGTTTTTTAATATTGGATGCCTTATTGGTAGTTGGTTTTAGCCGTATAGGTGTTGCAGGAACTTTTATTCATGTAGATTTAGATTTTAATAAATCACAGAATGTAATATGGACTTATTAATATAATTATGAGCGTATTTGGTTTAATAGGTAACTTACTAGGAATAGGTAAAGACTTTTTGTCTAATAGGTCTAAGCTTAAGCAAATTAAAGTAGAACAAGAATTTGCTATTATAGAAGCACAGACTAAAGCTAATGTTGATAGAATACTTTCTAATACAGATAGTGATAATCAGATTGACTTAATTACAGCACAAGATAAGAAGCATAGTTTTAAAGATGAAGTTATTACTTATCTATTCTTGACTCCTGTTTTTATAGCTACTATTACACCCTTTATAATAGCTTTTAAGGAGTCTAACTTTATAAACCTATCAAGTGATATAAAACTATCATACGAGAACTTAAATCAATTACCTACTTGGTATAAATACGTTCTTGGTGCTATTGTTATAGATGTATTAGGATTTAGGTCTTTTGCAAGAAAGGTAATAGATAAACACCTTAAGTAATTATACCTTTACTCTTCTTGATACTGTATCTTGAATTTGTTTAATAAAATTATATTGATGTAAAGTTAACTTTGTACTACACATCATAGATTTAATTTTCTTTACTTCAGTATCTGTAATAGGTACACCTGAATTTATCCATTTCATTAGTTTTTTATGCTTTTGTGGAGTCATACTAAGATTTACTAAATCATTACCCGACAATGCTAAATGGTTATTTCTACTTTGCTTTTGAGCATAACTATCACTTGTATTTGGTTTACCTACTTTATTGCTTGAAAACTTCGTTGTATTTCTATTAGTACCATACTCAGTAAATGGTTTACTGTACATAATCTCACCTTGTTCTTTTACAGAATACTTAATATATTTACAATTAGTCTTTAATCTAGTTTGTTTCCATTCATTGAAAGAATCAATAGATTTATATTCTTTAACAAATTCACTTTTATTAGTATCTGTTTGTAGTAAAATTTTTAATGTTGTCATAATTGTTTGTTTTTAATAATATTTAATAAAAATAAAGCAGGAGCCACTGCACGACAAAGGTAGTAAAAATAAACACTAATAAACAAATCAAGTTATTAACTATTTGTAAATAAGTTAATTTTTATAATACTATATTATTATCTATATTTGTGTATGCCACTACGTAAGGTACATAAGAGGAAGGAAAACAGCTTCTCTTTGCATAAGGTAGAGTATACAGATACCTACACTAAGCAAATGGATGAGGAAGGACTTAAAGTACTTAAATGGAGTATGTTTGATAGTCCTGATAAATTGGGAAGCGGTAAGTATTTTATGGAAAGTGAACCTGTATTCATCTTAGATGAGGTGTTTAGAAAAGAAAGACTATCAGGTTTTATTATGCAGGGGTATGTTAGTAAGTATTACGCAGACAAGATTGCTATACCAAGCAACAGCGGTCACAGAGTAGGTAAGTCAATAAAGTTTAGATGCATTAACAACGTTAAAAGATTTAGCTTAGTAAAAGGACTTATTCAATATGGTATCGAAAGAATACAAGTATCTAATGAATGGATATATTTCGATACAGATAACTACTTGAAGAAACCTTTATTTATTTGTTTTTAATTATATTTTGATTCTTTTTTGTTCATAGAGAGGTAACTTAGCGGTTGCCTCTTTTATGTTAAAGAAATGTTAAAATTTGTTAAATTACTTTCACAACTTAATTAAAACACTATCTTTACAGACAACAAATTAAATAACTTATGAATTTAAGCGAAGAAACTTGGTGCAATATAAAGGAAGAGATAGAAGCATCAATCAGTAAAGACCCAAATATTACTGATGTAATTGTCAATTATCAATTAAAGGAAAGCAGGGGAACAAAGAACATTTTAACCTATAGTGTAAAAATTAGCAAATAGTATGAAAGATTTATTAGACTACAAGAACAATCGCATAGAAGCTATGCAGAACGAGATTTTTAAGCAACAACAAAGAATAGACGTCTTAGAGACATACATATTTGAACTTACAGATCCAAGTTGCCCACAAGAGTACAAGAGAATAGTTAAGAACGAATTATTAAAAACAGATTAAATTATGACAAGTTTCCAAAAGAGATTCCAAGAGAATCTTAAAAGAAGTAATGAAGATGATGATTTTATGATAATTATACCTCCTTACTTAGATAAATTACTTGAAGAAGAAGCTCGAAGAGAAGAACTATGGAAGGAATTATACGATTAAATAATAAACACTAAATAAATATAAATTATGACAATTTTAGAGAAATTACAGAAGATTCAGGTAGAGTTAAAGGTTACTAAGAATCAAACAAATGCTTTTGGTAAGTATAAGTACCGTTCAGCAGAAGACATCTTAGAAGCAGTTAAGCCTTTTGAGACCAAGTACAATGTAGTATTTAAGATTACAGATACTTTATCAGGTTATGGAGAGTATATTTACATAAACTCAGAGGCTAAGATTATTGACATAGAGGTTACAGATATGGAAAGTTCAGTATCTTCTTCAGCACAAGCTATTATAGACTTTACTGCAAAGGGTATGCAAATGCCACAAAGAACAGGTGCTGCAAGTAGTTATGCTAAAAAGTATGCTCTAGGTAACTTATTGTTAATAGACGATAACAAAGACAGTGATGCTACTAATACACACGATAAAGCACCTGCAGTAAAAGCTAAGCCAATATTAAAAGTAGGTACGCCTGAATACAACAAGGTTGCTAATTTTGTATCTAAAGGAGGAGAGATATCAAAAGTAAAGCAGAAGTATTCAGTGTCATTAGACGTAGAGAAATCATTAAAATAAATATTAATAATTAAATTAAATCAGAAATTATGAGTTTTAAATTAACAGGTACAATTAAAGTAATCGGAGAAAAGCAAACATTTGATTCAGGCTTTCAAAAAGTAAATTTTGTAATAACTACTACTGACGATAAGTATCCACAGGATATTAGTTTTGACATTATGAAAGACAAGGTAGATGACTTCATAAAATACAATAAGGTAGGAAATCTTGTAGATGTAGATTTCAACATTACAGGTAATGAGTATAATGGTAAGTACTATAATAATCATACCGCTTGGAAGGTGTTTAAATCAGATGCTAATAAACCTGCAACGGACATAGGTATTCCGCAAGAAGAGTTGTCGGACTTACCATTTTAATTAATCAGGGAGCGAAAGCTCCCTTTTTTATCTATTAAAAACAAACAAAAACAAAACAAATGACAGAAGAGCAATTACAAGAACAGAATGACCACTTAATGTACATGCAGTCTATACAAGAGGAATGCAATATAGATATAAACAAGAAAATAGAACACCCTCCGGTAGCTATTAGCTATAACACCAATGAGGTTAACACTAAGAACGGTGTAAGAAGCTATCCTACTGCTATGTGTACTTATGGTAACTTTAGCTTTATACAAGCTCCTCCAAAGTCAATGAAGACATTCTTTGTTAGTTTACTAGGTTCAGCATTCTGTAACCCTGCAGGTGAATTTACTAAAGGTATGAACTCATTTAGAGACAATAAGCACTTTGTACACTTTGATACAGAACAAGGCGAATGGCACTCACAAAGAGTATTTAAGAGAATACAATGGATGAACAAAGGATTGAACTTAGATTTCTACCATACCTTTGCATTAAGAAAAGTAAGCTACAAGAGCAGGATAGATTTTATAGAGTACTACTTAGAATCTATGAAGGAAGAAGGTAAAGAGATTGGATTAGTTGTTATTGATGGTGTTGCTGATTTAGTTAGTGATGCAAATAACTTAGAAGAATCATCAGCAATAGTGCAAAGGATAATGACTTGGACATCTATCTACAACTGTCACATAGTAACTGTTATACATAGTAACGTTGGTTCAGATAAGCCTACGGGTCACTTAGGAAGCTTCTTAGAGAAGAAAGCAGAGACTCAGATGCAATTAGAAAGAGATGAGAATAAGTTTGGTTGCATCACTGTATCGTGCAAAAGAAGTAGAAATACACCATTTGAATCTTTTGATTTTAAGTTAGACGAAAATGGTATCCCTAAAATAATTAACTCAGACGAGCTAAATAGTTATTAACAATAGTAATTAACTTTATTATAAGTAGCAACTGAATACTTTATATCTTTCTTGCATGAAAACAGGAACAGATTATAGACCAAGACTAAAAGACAATATACTAAAGGCTTACAACAACCTAATTAAGGTCGAGGATAAGATATTAGTAATAGGAGATTTGCACGAACCTTTTTGCTTAGATGGATACTTAGACCATTGCAAGGAGGTTTACGCAAAGCACAACTGCAACAAAGTTATCTTTATCGGAGACGTTATTGATAACCACTACAGCTCTTTTCATGACCCTGACCCTGATGGTATGGGAGGTGGAGACGAGCTGTCTTTGGCTATATCAAAGTTATCGAAATGGTACAAGGCTTTCCCAATAGCTGAGGTATGTATCGGAAACCATGACAGAATTGTATCACGTAAAGCATTTGCAGGTGGAGTACCTAAGAGATGGGTAAAAGAAATTGCAGATGTATTAGAGACACCTAATTGGAAATACGACACTAGATTTGTACATAATGGTGTACAGTACATTCATGGAGAGTCAGGTAGAGCT